CTTTTTATAGATTTATGCCTAGCATAATAAGTAAAAATTAGTGATATACCTCTTTTTATAGAATTTTTTATAAAAAGAGGTTAGTTTTAAAGAAAACTATGATAAAATTACTCTAATTAAATCAAACAAGGATATTAAATGCATAAAGTAGAAGAGAAATACACACAATTTATGACAAATATTCACTCTTATATCTATTTTAATTTACAATTAATGGAATTAAGAAAAACTTTGCCTAAATTGAAAGATGTTCATCAAAAATATACAGAAGTTAATCTTCAAAATAAGATTCAAGATGTTAGAGATTATTTAAAATCTTGTGGATTATCTATCCAAAGAATAGAAAAAACAGTTAGAACTTTTAAAGCAATGTTTAATCAAGATGATAAAAAAGTTCAAAAGTATATTGCTTCCTTAGATGAATTAAATAAAAAAATTGTTAGAACATATAGAGAAGAAATCCTTAAAAGAAGAGATAAAGGTTTACCTCCTGTGTGTGTTCCTCAAATAGAAAAATGTAAAGATCTAAAATTTGAAGAAAATTTCATAAATAGACAAGTTAGAAATAGAATGAGACAAATGCCAGCTGCTAAAAGAAGAGTAAAAATGAATAATTTTAAGAAAAGAATGTATGTAAATTTTGTAAAACAATCAAAATTTACTAGATTTGTTGACTTTTTTGAAGATACTTTAAAAAACATGAATATCGATAAAGATATTAATCATTTTACACCAGAACAATTGAAAGAAAAATATAATTTTTAAAAGGAAATAAAGAATGGATTTACAACCTCAACGAATGAAGCATGATTATACTAATGAAGTTCAATTGAAATCATTAATAATCAGGGAAAAAAATAAGAAAAATAATAATGGAACTCCAGAATTAAATAATGAAATTAATTCTCTAATAGATGAATATGTAAAAGATAAAAATATAGATTTAAAAAATAAAATAATTGAATTATCTGAAAAAACCTGTATAGATGATAATTCTCATAATATATTTGGAAATATTATTTTATTAATGATTAAAAAAATATTAACAAAACCTAATTTTTCAGGATATTCGTGGCAAGATGATTTTTATTCAGATTCCTGTTATAGAGTTTTTAAATATATCCACAATTTTGATCACACAAAAACTTCTAAAATATCTGGTCAAGATGTTTCTGCTTTTGCATATATTTCACAAATAATCCACAATTCTATATTAACAATAATAAATTCTAAGAATAAAGAAGCTAAAGATAATGCTGATTTAATAAAAGAACATGAAGATATGTATTATATAGATAGAGAATCAGAAAATGAATCTTCATATTTTAAAGAAAAATTAAGGAAAGTTAAAACTTATGATTTTAATTCTCCTAAATCTTTAATAGAAGAAATAAGAAAAATAGATTTTGAAAAAGATATCATCCATGATATAAATTATTCAAATTATAAGATAAATTACGACGAATATGCAGAAATTAATGAGATAATAAGAAAATCGAAAGGATTAATTAATTTAAAAAGGATTAAACATGATTAAAGAGAAAAGTATTAAAATAAATGATGTTTTTAAAGAAAATAATGATGGTAAAATATTCTTTAATAATGAATATATAGGTGATTATATTGATAAAAAACTTATTTTAAAAAATATTAGGGTTGATGTAATATTTAAATTTGAACAACCAGATATGGTCAATTATAAATTAGAAGATATTTATTTGTATGAAAAGAAACATCATAATTCAATTAAATATTTTAAAAGATCTAATTTAAAAGAAAAATATCATTTTGAATATAATTGTCACGTTGGTGATGTTTTATTAAAAAGTGAATCTAAAGAAGTTAATCTTTCTTTACAAGATTATTTAGCAAATAATTGGGAAGTTTATTTAAATTCAGGATATACAGATGAATGAAATACAAAAAATAAATAAATTTTATGAATATTTAAGAAATAATAAAACAAATGAATCTATTATTGATTTACTAGAAGATTTTTGTTTTGAATATAATATTTCGTATGAAGAAATAGGAATGTTAATTTCTGAAGATGAATATTTAAAAGATTTTGTTAAAAAAGATTGTATTAATAGAGGATTGATTAAATCTGATAAAAAATCTAAAATTGAATTTTAAATATTAGATAAATAGATTAAAAGAGATGACATGTATTTGATGTGGAACGAAACATTAAAAGGTGGAACTATAGATAATGTTAATTTTGTTGAAAAACCTGATATAGGAATAGATTATGTGTGGTTACATTTTACTGATAATGAATGTGAATATAGGCAAAAAGATTCTGATATTCAATATGGTTCTGAAGAATTAGTTAAAAAATGTAAAGAACAATATAAGATATATTCTAAAAAATATCTTAAAAAAACAACAAAACAAGATAGAGCTAAAAGGTTTTAATATGTATTTTCATTTTCAAACTTTAAGAAAATATACTGCTTCTTTATTAAATACTTTTAATGAAATAGAAGTTCAGACTAGACAAACAGATGGTAAATTATTTTCTAAATATGTGCCAATTCAATTTTCTAATAAAGAAAAATCAGAAATAATGAATCAATTAAACGAAAATCAAATATTTTCAGGAAATTCTCAAGTTTTACCAAGAATGATATTGACTTTTGATGGTTTAGAATTTGCTCCAGATAGAGGAAAGAACAAATTTCTTAAAATTAATACAGAATTTAAAGGTCACAAATATTCATTTCAATTTGATTCTGTTCCTTATAATTTTAATTATACAGTTATAGCTCAGGCAAGAGGAATGAATGAAGCATCTATAATAATTGAACAAGTTTTAGCATATTTTAATCCTACGTATTGCTTAAGAATCAGAGAATTACCAATAGATGGATTAGATCCAACATCTATTACATTAGATCTAAATTCAACAGATATTGAACAACAGTCATTTGATGATTATTCTACAAATATTGTCACAATTAGATTTTCATTAACATTAAGAGGTAATATTTATCCAGCAATTAAAAATCAAGAAGTAATAAAACAAATTCAAATGTTTATTTATGGTGAAGATTTAATCGATATGGATATAAAAGATAACGTTGTTACATCTAATAAAAAAGTTAAAGCTCAAAAAGATGATGTTATTACATATGATAAAGATGGATTAAATCATAATAAAAAATTTGATACAAAACCTATTATTAAAGATATAATATTTAAAGATGATTATTTAAAATGTATTTATGAAGATAGAGATACACATCTTGAAAATTGTGAATTTTTCTGGGAAATAAACAGTAAAAAAGCTAAATCAAATAAACAATCTTTTAAAATTAATATAAATTTAAAAGAATTTAATGTTAAATGTTATATGATAGATGAAGATGGTAATCAATCAGATACATTTGAAAAAACTATATATAAGGATTAATTTTGACTTTAAATGATTTAGGAGAAAAGAAAACTTACATAAAAGAAATGATAATTATTGAGTATCTTAGAGAAAGTTTTGATGGTATAGAAGATATAAAATTAAATTCAAAATATAGTAAAATTTTAAACAAAAATCCAGAAATATATAATTCTATGAAAAAGGATTTACCTTTAATTAAAAATAGAATAACAAGAATAAATAATGGCAATTTAAATTTAAACGAATTTGAAATTTTAAGACAAGATGATAAAAAATTAAAAAAATTCTTTAAAGGTTTTATTAGAAATACACATTTTAGATCTAAAAATTCATGGAATCCAGCAGATATTTATTTAATAAAAAAGAACCAAATGGATAAAATAATAAATTTATTATCTAAGGTTTCTAATAATAAAAATTTTGATTCTAAAACAATTATTAATGTCATTAATAGAATTTATTTAACAGAATTTAAGAAAGGTAATTTTTATCCTATTTCTTTAAAAAATTTAAAAAGCGATGACATACATTTAAGAGTTTTTAACATCAAACATAAAGATATTTCTTATACTGTTCAAATAGATAAATTTATAATAAATTTTATAAATGATCAAAAATATATAGGACAGTTTACATTTAAATCAATAATTAATCCTAAAAAGTTATACACAGTTCAAGTTAGAGCATTTAATCACGGATTTAAAACAGTTCAAATAGATTTTAGAGATAATGATTCATTTATTTACGGTAAAACGCCCACAGAAATAGTAGAAGATGTATTTAAAAGTTATAATTCTAAGAGAAAAATGATGTCTTATTTTGGTAATAAATCTAAGATGTATTTTACAAATTTTAATTCTTATAAAGTAGAATATTTTTGGAAAATTTATCAATTTGTTATTAATCATTCAAAAATTGTAAAAACAGATAAAGTTCTAGATAAAAATGATTTTATAAATTTAATAGAAGAAGCAAAAAATGATAAAGAAAAAGCTCAAAATCTAATAGTAAAATTACAAGGCTTGGATTATGCTAATTTCTTTTTAGAGAATATTAATAATTTAGAAAAAATATTTTCAAAATTTTTAAATGGAGCAAGAAAAATAGGTTCTGAAAACTCTGTCTGCGTTCATTTATATTAAAGGAGATTTGTGATAAATGCTGTTATAACAAGAAACAAGAGATTAAATGGCACAACTTTTGATACATTTGAATATTTTTATAGATTATGGGAATTAGATAAAAGTATAAAATTAGTTTCTGAAACAGATAATTTTAATCCTGATTTTTTAAATAAAAAATATGAAATTGATAATTCTTGTTTTAATAATATAATAATAGATAAACCAGAAAATTTAAAATATAATAATGTATTAGCATTCGATGTTTTCCAATGGATGGAATCTAATATAGAGTGTAATAATTTTTATTTAATGAATAATGATAAAGTTTTTCCTAAATATCAAAAAAATGTTAAATATTTTGATGAATATGATACTTTTAGAAATTATATATATAAAATTTATTATCAAATTCAAAAAATTTATGAACATAAAGAAGGAACATATATTAAATGTTTTGATTTTAATATAGATGTTTATAAAATAATAAAAAAATATAAAAATGTTATTATAACAGAAAAAAATAATTATATTCCTTATACAGAATTAAAGAATTTTACAGGAGATTTTTTTAAAAATTTTAATAAATTTGTTTATATAAAATATGGTTCTTTTTATGATAGACACCCAAGAATTTATTTAGAATGTGCAAATCAAGGAATAGATTGCGAATACATTAATCTAACTCCAGAAATAGATAATGGTTATTTTAGATATAAAGATAGATTTGATTTTGAAAAAAGAAATATAAAAAAAGATAAAATTTTGGAAGAGTTTTTAGAATTATAAGATAGAATAAAAATAAAAAGGAGAAAATATGAAAAACACCAAAAACACTAAAAGTATAAAAGAAATTGAAAAATACGAAGAAATCGAAGAAGGTCACAATAATGGTGGTTCAACTGATTACTATAAACTTCAAGGAATGTCAGATCTTCAAGATATTATCGAAGCTAGAAATATGAATTTTGCTCAAGGAAATATCCTAAAAGCAGCTTTTTGCTTTAATGTAGGACGTCACGAAGGAACATCTTATGAAAGAGAATTAAACAAAATTATATATTTCGCTAAAAGAGAATTAGAGAGAATTAAAAATGATAAAAATTCTAAATGATTTATCTAAATTAGATAATAGAAAGATATTTTATAATTTAAATTTATTAAAAGATAAAGATTTAAAAGATTTGATTGATAATATAGACGTTAAGAAATATGAAAATATTTTTTACATAGTTAAAGAAATGAGGAGAAACAATGAACGTAAAAAACGTATCTGACTTTTTTAAGAATGAATTAACAGATTTTAGTTCTTATTCTACATTAAGAATGTTAGGATCTGCTATAGATTCTTTTAAAAATTCACAAAGAAAAATTATATGGACAGCATTAAATAAGTTAAATTCTGAAATAAAAGTTTCACAATTTGATTCTAGAATGCAAGAATACACACAGTATTTACATGGCTCAGCATCTAATGTTGTTCAAAACATGGCAAAATCTTATGTTGGTTCTAATAATTTACCACTTTTAAAAGGTCATGGTAACTTTGGATCTAGATTTATCAATGAACCTGCTGCGCCAAGATATACATATGTTTCAAATCAAAAATATACATCTAAAATATTTGATATAAGAGATGTATTAATTGAACAAAACTTTGAAGGTGATTTAATAGAACCTAAATTTTTGGTTCCAACTGTTCCACTTCTTTTAATAAATGGTTCAATGGATTGTCTTGCTTCTGGTTTTAAACAACACGTTTTACCAAGAAATATTAAAGAGTTACTTTTATATTACTCTAATAAAAAATGTGATTTAACACCTTATTTTAAAGATTATAAAGGAATTGTTAAACAAGGTGAAGAACCAAATCAATGGACAATAGAAGGTAAAATTGAAAGACAAGGTAAAAAAGTATTTGTAACAGAATTACCAGTATTCTATGAATATCAAAAATACTTGAAAATATTAGATGATTTGGTAGATTCTAAAAAAATAAGAGATTATATAGATCATTCAGACACTAAAAAACAAGTATATTTGTTTGAAATTAAACTTTTTAATGATTTAACAGATGAAAAATTATTGGAATTATTAAAACTTCAGTCAAGAGAATTTGAAATTTATAATGCAATAGATGAAAATAATAGAGTTAGAACATTTGAAAATGTTAAAGAAATTCTAGATTATTTTAAAGAAATAAGATTAAAATATATAGAATTACAGAGAATTCATGATTTGAATGAACTAGATAAAAATCTTAAAATTTTAAATTCTAAATATAAATTTATATTGATGATTATACAAAATGAATTAAAGATATTTAAAAGACCTAAAGAAGATGTAAAATCAGATTTAAGAAAAACAGATTTAGAAGCAAATGATGATTATGAATATCTCTTAAGAATGCCAGTTCATTCTTTTACAAAAGAGACTTTGGAAATTCTTAAAAATCAAATTCAAGATGTTCAAGTAAAAATAAAAGAGTTAAAAGAACAAAATAACGAAGATAAATTTTTAAATGATTTTAAGAATACTATACGTGAAATTGAATTAGATAAATAGATAAAAACGGGATAACACATGAAAGATAAATTTAATGTAAGAGGTTATATTAAGATAGAATCTATTGACAAAAATGGAAAAGTTATTGATACATATGAACATCACAATTTAATTGTAAATGGTGCAAGAAATGCATTTGCAAAATTACTTGCAGGTATTACAACTCAACCAACCATTAACTGTTTTAGAATGGGAACGAAAGGTCATGTTGATACAGATATTTTAACTCCAAAAGATTCTACAACAGGTTTTGATGTAACAAGACAAGATTTATTTTCTGGATCTGATGCAGGAGATAAAAATGTTACATTCAATGAATTAAAATTTACACCATCTGGTAATCTTCAGCAAACAGCTGCAATAAATGTTACAGATGGCGCAGATAATTTATCAACAGTTAATATACAAGTTACTGGTTTGGAATTAAATGAACCAACTGTTACATATACTTTTAACGTTGCAATGTCTGCTTTTAATGGTTTAAATAATGGTATGGTTTATACTGAATGTGGATTGTTTGCTGATGATTTATTAATGGCAATGAGATGTTTCCCTGGTAGAGTTAAAGATTCTACTGTATCTTTAAGAATTACTTGGAATATTATATTCTAATTTAAAAGGAAAACAATGCCTAATGTTGGATTATTAGATTCAATTTGTTCAGGACACGATTGTTTTCCTCCATCTAATGTTATTCAAGCTTCAGGAGATGTAATTATAGAAAATAGAGGTTGTGCAAGAATTACAGATGCTGTTCAAGTTCATTGCTGTCTTCATCCAGATACTATTATCAAAACAAAAAATGAAGATATATCTATAGAAGAATTATATTATAGATTTTTAGAAGGTGAAGAGTTTTTAACAACATGTAAAGATGACAAAGGAATTTATGAAACTAAAATAATAGATGTTTTTAAGACCAAAAAAGAAAAAAAATTTATAGAAATAGAATTTGAAAAACATTCAATTATCTTAACAGAAGATCATAAAATTTTATTACAAGACGGCAAAACATATAAAGAAGCAAAGGATATATTAAAAGATGATTTAGATTTTAAGCATTTAAATCATATTATATTAGATGAAGTTGATGTTTATGATTTAACTGTTGAACACGAAGCTCATAATTTCGAAACAGTAAATAATGTTTATTTAAAAAATTGTGTTTCATGCCATGGTAGAAATATTGCTCAAGGTTCAGATTTAGTAATAGTTAATAATTTAAAATGTGCATATCTTGGTGCAGCTATAAATTGCGGTGGTAATGTTGTTTCAGCAGTTGCTCAAACTGTATTTTGCGGAATTTAAATCACTAAATTTTTAATGTTTTTAAAATCATCTGAAAATAAATTATATAGTGATGTATTTTTTTAGACAAAATTTCTACAAAAAGAGGTTTGTTTCTGTTTTTATTCTACAGAAACCGTGTAGACAGTTTCTGTTTTCTTATTGAAGAAA